TTTCGTCGAGATCTCCGAAGCTGCCCTGGCAATGGAGAAAGCCACCGGCAAGTCAGTCGATGCAACCATCGCCGAGTTCGTGAAAATTGCTGAAGATCCGGTGGCTGCTGCCAAGTCACTGAACGAGCAATATCACTTTTTGACCGCGTCGGTGTACTCGCAAATCGTTGCCCTGAAGGAGCAGGGCGACGAGATCGGCGCGACCAAATTGCTCACCGACACGTACGCCGACACTGTCAAAGGTCGAGCCGGGGAGATTACCCAGAATCTAGGATTTGTTGAAAAGGCTTGGGCGGCGATACGCGGCGAAACAGCTAAGACCCTCGATGCGCTGAAGAACGTTGGTCGTGAACAAGATGAGCAGTTGCGTGTAACTGAACTCACCCAAAAGCTGGCTTACTTGCAATCGACTGTAGGCACTGGTTACGAAGACGGAGATGCGAAAGAACGCATCACGGCGATCACGGATGAACTGAGCTTCCTGAAGGACAAGCGGGACGCAAGCGCTGACATTGCGAAGTATGACGCCGACACGGCTAAGGCTCAGCAAGACGCTGTTTCCGCGATGTCGAAAGTTGATGCTCTCACCAAGTCTTCGCTGACCAACGAGCAAAAGCGTGCCGAGGCGATCAAGGACTATAAGAAAAGCCTGGACGACATTCGGAAGGTAGACCCGAACGACTCCCGGCTCGATCCGGCAGCAGTCGCCAAGAACATGGCGAACCTCAACGACAAATTCAAGGATCCGAAGGCTGCCGCTGGCAGCGTCGACCTGACCGGTTTCAACAATGCGAAGAACGTACTGGCCGAAACGTTGGCCTACTACAAAAACGCGGAAAAAGAGCTTGAGGCATCACAGCGTGCCGGCGTTATCTCCCAGGCCAGCTACACCGAGCAGCGTGTCAGCCTGTTGCAGCAGGAAGCTACCGAAGTCGCTCAGAGCTATCAGTCAGAAATCGACGCGCTCGAAGCGGCCAAGGCCAAAAAGGGCACGACTGCGGCGCAGGCCATCCAGATCGATCAGAAGATCGCCGATGCCCGCAGCGCCATGGTCAAGGCGCAGCAGGATAGCGACAGCGAACTGTCGATCATCGCCACCAACGAAGACGGCCGGCTACGCAAGCAGACATTAGCGGTCAACACGTACACCAGCGCTCTCCAGCAACAGGTTGAGACACTTCGCCAGCAGGGATTGCGTGCGGCCTCTGGACTTGGGCAGGGCGATCGTCAGAGATCGCTGACGGAACAGCAGAACAGCATCGACGACAAGGCCAACGCCCAGCGCATCGACCTGGCCAACCAGTATGGCGACGGTTCGCGCGGCATGGGCCTCGACGAGTACAACGCCAAGCTGAAGGCTGTTGCACAGAGCCAGCAGGACCTGCGCAACACGGTGGTTGCCAACTATGACGACATGACCGATGCGCAAGGCAGCTGGAGCGCCGGCGCATCCTCGGCCTGGGAGAACTATCTGGAGTCGACGCGCGACGTGGCCGGGCAGACGAAAAGTCTGTTCACCAGCGCATTCAGCTCAATGGAAGACGCCGTCGCACAGTTCGCGCTGACCGGGAAGCTGTCGTTCGGCGACTTCGCCAAGTCAATTCTCGCCGATATGGCGCGCATCGCTACTCGGCAGGCCAGTTCCTCCGCGCTCAGTGGACTCTTCGGTTTGGCCACCACCGCTGCCAGCGCTTACTTCGGTGGCGGCGCGGCGTCGGCGGGCTCCACGCAGGCGGGCTACTCCGGTGATCTATCGGGATTCACCCCGGGCAGTATCCAGGCCAAGGGTGGTGCATGGTCCAGCGGCGTGCAGATGTTTGCCGATGGCGCCGCCTTCACCAACAGCATCGTCAGCAAGCCAACGGCGTTCGGTATGGCCAACGGTAAAACCGGTGTGATGGGCGAGGCTGGCGAAGAGGCAATTGTTCCGCTGGCTCGTGACTCGCAAGGGCGCCTGGGTATCCGCGGCGGAAGCAGCGCAACACCCATCACCATGACCTTCTACATTGATGCGGCTGATAACGGTGCCAGCACAATCCCAGATCCGGCGAAACTGGCTGAGGCGATGAAGGTCGTCGCACGGCAGGAAATCGCGTGGCAGCGCCGTAACGGCGGGCAACTCGCTTAAGGAGGCAACATGTTGGCATTCACATGGCGGGCAACATATGACGCCTCCAAGACGGTCACGCCGAAGGTCAAGGTCATCAAGTTCGGTGACAGCTACGAGCAGCGACAGGGAGACGGCATCAATCGGCAGCCGCGCAAGTACTCGCTGATGTTCAAGCGAGCCAGGGCAGAGATTGATCTGATCGACGACTTCCTCCAGGCCCGAGGCTCAATTGACGCCTTCAACTACACGCACCCCGGTCAAACGATCGGGGTTTTTGTTTGCCGAGAGTGGACTCGAACCAACGTCGCTCTCGGCGTTGACAGCCTGTCCGCGACCTTTGAGGAGGTTTACGAATGAGTGAGCTTCAAGGACAACTCTCGCTCGCAAAGGGCCTGACGATCTGGGAAGGCTTCGAATTGGTGCTACCTGGCCAGTCTATCTACTTTCACTCCGGAACCAACGAGTTGCTTGGCTCGGTAGTGTGGAAGACCAAAATCTACACACCTTGGCCGATCAATGCTGTCGAGTTCGCCACGCCCAGCCAGGGATCACCGGCCAGACCAAAGCTTCAGGTCGGCAATTTCGGCGGGAACATTTCAGCGTTGTGCCGTCAGTATGAAGACCTGCTTGCAGTGAAACTCAAGCGCCGTCGCACGCTGGTCAAATACCTGGACGCGGTGAACTTCTCCGCCGGCAACCCAACTGCAAATCCAGCCGAAGAGTACCCGGTCGAAACCTGGATTATTACGCGTAAGGCCAACGAAACGCCGGCCGCCATCGAGTTCGAGCTTGGCTCACCGCTCGACCTGCAGGGCGTCAAGCTCCCACGTCGTCAGGTGGTGGCAGGCACCTGCCTCTGGGCTTATCGCTCGGGCGAATGCGGTTACGCCGGCGGGCCGGTGGCGGACTATGCCAACCGCCCGACCACCAATCCCGCATTAGATCAGTGCAGTCGCACCATGACCGGCTGCAAGCTGCGTTTTGGCGCCAATGGCGAGCTTCCTTTCGGCGGTTTCCCTGGCATTGCCCGCGTACCGAGGTTGTGACCATGAGTGAAGTATTCAATAAGTGCCGGACTGACGCCGAGGCGCATGCGCGTGCGGAGTATCCTCGCGAGTCGGTCGGTCTGGTCATCAGCGTGCGCGGCAAGCCTTCCTACGTACCGTGCCGCAACCAGTCCGAAGAGCCGGATCACTTTATCCTGCATCCAGAGGACTACGTCGCCGCCGAAGACATGGGCGACATCATTGTCGTCGTGCATTCGCACCCGGACGCTGGCCCAGAGCCCAGCCTGCACGATATTGCCAGCCACGCGGTCAGCCGCATGGCGTGGTGGATTGTCGGGTTGAAGGATGGCGTCTCAACTTGGCATGAGATGCCGGCCGCTGGTGAAATGCAGCTGGAGGGCAGGGTCTTTGTCCACGGAGCAATCGACTGTTACACCCTTATCCGCGACTACTACCGCCAAGAGCGAGGTATCACGCTGATGGATTTCCACCGTAAGGATGACTGGTGGCACAGCGGCGGAAACCTGTACGTCGAGAACTTCACCAAGGCCGGGTTCGTTGAGGTCGACACGCCAAGTAATGGCGACGTCATCTTGATGGCGATCGGCAGCCCGACACCGTGCCATGGCGCGATCTGGCTGGATGGCGACGTGCTTCTGCACCATCTATATGGGCGTCTCAGCTGTCGCGAGGTGTACGGCACCGCGTACCGAGAGCACACAACGCACTTCCTCACCTATAACGGGTAGGCCCTGTATTTGTGCGCATCCGGCCTGTTAGAGTCGCCAAAACACAAGGAGGCACAACATGCGGAAGATTCTGACGGCCATGGCGTTGATCGCGCTGGCCGGGTGCGCAACTACACCAACGCCAGTTAAAACTGCAGTGCAAGTTTCTTCTGACTCCATTTATGGCTTTCAGGAGAAGACATCCGAAGACGCCGGGAAAGTAACTGTGATCCGTGATGGCGGATTCACCGGATCGGGATGCGACTTGATCTTCTATATCGAAGGCAAGCGAGCAGCGAAAATCGCCACCGGTCAGAAAGCAAGCTTCTACGTGCAGCCTGGAGATATCAACTTAGGTTCAGGGCCGATATTTTCAGCCGCATGCGGAAGCGCCGCAATCAGGACAATTTCAGCGAAAGTCAGACCAAATCAAGAAAGCCTATTCAGGCTCAGCGGAGATATGCAGGGTTTTTACCTGGCTCCATACATAGATTACGGGGGCAAATAGCCCTCCAGTTAAACCAGCCGCCTACGGGCGGTTTTTTATTGCCTGGAGAAAAGTATGGCTGCTGCCAACAGTAAGAACATGACCCGGATTTTACTCTCTGGCAGCCTGGCTAAAGCCTTCGGTCGCGAACATTTCAAACTGCTTGAGACGGGCACTGCGCGAGAGGCGTTCAGCGCTCTGAAGAATACGGTCGATGGATTCGGGGATTTCATCCGTGATTCCGCACGGCATGGCCTGCGCTTCGCAATTTTTCGCAACCGCGAGAACGTCGGAGAAGGTGAATTCACCCTGAGCGGCACCACCGAGATCCGCATTGTCCCGGTCATTGCTGGCAGCAAAAACGGCGGGCTATTCCAGACGATTATAGGCGCCGCCTTGATTGTGGTTGGTGTTGTTATGACCATTATGAGTGGCGGCACCGCATCCCCCCTTGCGGCCGGCCTGATTGCGACTGGCATCGGCATGGCAGCCGGAGGCATCGTGCAGTTGTTGTCGCCGACACCAAAATCTCCCAGCCAGCAAGATGCTGGTCGGCTCCAGCGTTGTTGCAATTGGCACCTGGGCAGAGGCGATCCCCGCATGAGCGAAGTCATTGTTGGCCGCAAGGGCGGTGGTGGTAAGGGCGGCGGAAGTGATAGCGGTTCAGCACGCGCCGCCGTAGAAGCGCCGGACAGCCTGCGTTCGCGTCAGCATGTGCGGGTACTGCATGCAATCTGCGAGGGCGAGATAGAAGGCATCATCGGTGGGGATCAGGGCATCTTCTTCGACGATGTGCCGCTACAGAACCCAGACGGCAGCTACAACTTTTCCAGCGTCAGCATCGATACGCGCACCGGCACCCAGTGGCAGAGCTATATGCCGATCACCGGACTTGAGGCCGAGCAGTCAGTTGGCGTCGAGCTGAGAGGATGGGTTCCCATCGAGCGCGCCATCACCGACACCGATGCAGATGCAGTCCGCGTGACTATCGGCGTTCCGCAGCTGTCCTCGCAGAATACGCAAAACGGCGACACAGGCGGCTCTTCGGCGATTTTTCGCCTGGAGGCCAAGCTTGGCAGCGGCGCGTGGTATCAGCTGTGCGAAGACATTTTGATCAATGGCAAAACCATGAGCCGCACGCAGTTTTCGTACTATCTGCGTTTGC